CAAATGATAGAGATAAAACTTGGATTAATCATATTGAAAAAGTTATAGAATGTAAAATAGACCCTAAACATGGTAAAGTTTTAATTTTATCTTCTGGTTTTATTTATATAGATGAAGGATGTAAAATAATCCTAACCACAGACCAAGATTTAATCAAAGATGGTGTACAAGCTATTGATGATGAGTTTTTAGAATGGTTTGTTAAGAATCCAAGTTGTGAGATGGTTGAAATAGATAAAGTAGACATTTTCAAAAAAACTAATGAAGTTTATGTAGATGAAATAACAAAAGGTAACTACTATGAGGTTAATAAACAATATAAAATCATCATTCCAAAAGAAGAACCTAAACAAATTAAATGTTATTGTGGTCATACTATAACTTGTGATTGTGGTCCATTAGATGAAACTAAACAAGAAACACTTGAAGAAGCTGCTGAAAGATTATTTAAAGAATTTCAAATAGAAAACCCAATTGTACCCAATAATCACATTGGACCATTTAAACTTGGTTTTATCAAAAGTGCTAAATGGCAACAAGAACAAGACAAGAATAAGTATAGTAAGGAAGATATGATTGAGTTTGCAAAATATTGTAATCTCAAAGATGATTTATCAGTTAGAGAACTTTTAGTAATATGGTTTGAACAATTTAAAAAGAAATAAGATGAAACTAAATTTAGAGAATGGACAAAATATATTCTTTACATCTGATACGCATTATAGCCACAAAAATATTTGTCGCAGTGTAAGTAATTGGAAAGATGTAAATGGTAATGTACCTGTTAAACAAACACGTGACTTTAAGTCCCTAAGCCATATGAATGATTATATCGTTAATTCTATTAATAATGTTGTTAAAGAAGATGATATTTTGTTCCATTTAGGTGATTTTTCTTTTGGTGGATTTGAAAATATCGAGGAGTTTAGGAGCAGAATTGTATGTAAAAACATTCACCTGGTGTTAGGCAATCATGATCACCATATTGAACGTAATAAAGATAATATACAAAGATTATTTAGTTCTGTAAATCAATATCTAAGATTAAGTATTTCTATTTATCCTGGTACAACATTATACAGGGGTGATTATGATTTTATATTGTCACATTATCCTATTGCAAGTTGGCATAACATGAATGACGGCGTAATGCACGTACATGGGCATGTTCATTTACCAGCACATTTAAAAATACATGAGGGTAGAGCAATGGATGTTGGATGCGATGGTAACGTAATGGAACCTTATTCAGTAAATAAGATAGTATCTCTGTTAAATAACAGACCTATAAAATGTTTAACATTACCTCAAGATCATCACGAAGAAAGAATTGAAGGTAATGGAGGAAATAAAAAAGGAAGTTCAAGTTTTTAATTAAAAGTAAACATTTCGGTTGGAAATATGAAATATTTTCCTTATCTTTAAGTATAATAATAAATAATATGAATAAAGAATTTATACCTTACGAACAAGCATTAGCTTTAAAAGAACTAGGATTTGATGAACCTTGTCAAGGATATTACGATGTTGATAAGGGATATAGTATTGGTTATGCTTTTTGTTATTCAGATAGAGAGTTACAACCTGAAAATGGATGTTTAGCTCCACTATACCAACAAGCATTTAGATGGTTTAGAGAGAAGTATGATTTAATTGGTTTAGTTGAAGGTGGTTATGATAATGGTAAAAACATATTTACTTATGTAATATGGGATAATTTTAAAGATAATAGTATTGATGTTTATTATCAAACCTACGAAGAAGCAGAACTTGCTTGTTTAATTAAATTAATTGAAATAGTTAATTCAAAATAACATGAAACAAAGAATATATTTAGATGATATCAGAACACCGATCAATCCAAATAACGAATGGGTAGATGGTATTCCTAATTGGATTATAGTAAGAAACTATGATGAATTCATAACCAAAGTAAATGAAATTGGGTTAGAGAATATTGAATTAATCTCTCTTGACCATGATTTAGGCGATAGCGCTATGAAAGAATGGCATACGAATGTATATCGTAACTATAAATTAGATTATAATAATATAACTGAGAAAACCGGTTATGATTGTGCTAAATGGTTAGTTGAGCAATGGTTAGATGGTAAGCCAGTAGTTGATGTATATACGCATTCGGCAAATGCTATTGGAAGTGCTAATATTATGGGTCTTATTAATAATTACAGGCATATTAACAAATTGCCACAAAATTGTGTTAGAGTACAAATTGAACATACAGTATGATTATAGGAAATAAATTATTACAAGCATTAACATTAGTTCTGGTAGTTATGGTAGTGGCTACGGTAATCTTTAAAGTAGCTGATATGTTACCCGAGCATCAAGTTAAGATAACTTATAGTGTAGCCAGCGAACAACGCGTTTATATTGTAAAATCTAGTTCAGTATCACGTAAAACTAATAGTGAATGTATTACATTTACGGATAATATTGGACATAGTCATACAATATGCGGAACATTTGAAACAGAAATAATAAAATGAAAGAATTAATATTATTAAGAGGGTTGCCAGGGTCCGGTAAGAGTACATTAGCTAAGACAATAGCAACTAGCGGATACCATTTTGAGGCAGATATGTTTTTTATGAAGGATGGCGTATATAAATTTGACCCTACAAGAATAGAAATGGCCCATAATTGGTGCAGAACCCAAGTCATGCAAAGTATGGCTATTGATTTAAATTTAATCGTCGTATCAAATACATTCACTCAAGAATGGGAAATGGATGCGTATTACAGCTTAGCTAAACAGTATGGTTACCAAGTACATTCAGTTATTGTTGAGAATAGACATGGTGGAGTAAACACTCATGGTGTACCTGAAGATAAATTGGAAGTAATGAAAAATCGATTTGAAATAAAACTAATATGAAAAAAACAGTTATAAATTTTTGTGTAGCACTAATATTCATTAGTAATATTCTGTTTACATTACATTTATTTGGTATATGGGGCATCTTTGGTATCTTACCGGTACCAATAACATACCCATTATGGGTGTATGCAATACCGTATGTAATATTTTCATTTTCGTTATTATTTTTTTATTTAAAAAATGATTAAATCTTAAAAAAAGATTAGGAAATATGAAATGTTTTCCTTATCTTTAAGTATAAATAAGAAATAATATGAATTTAGTAGGAGGAAAGTATTTTAACGAAGGCGAATATTGGTGTATTGAACAGCATTCAAATACCAATCATTTTTACGACACATATTTGCCATATCAGTTCCATTTACAAATGGTTGCTCAGGTATATGAAGATTTTAAACATCTTTTACCTAAAAATTTAATAACTTTAGAAGAAGAAGAATATCCTAATAATTGGATATTGACAGATATAACTCATCGAGTAGTTAGAATGGCTTGTTGGGGGCATGATTTAATCGAAGATACTAGAACATCTTATAATGATGTTAATGCTAAGTTAGGCGTACAAGTTGCAGATATCGTGTATGCTGTTTCTAATGAAAAAGGTAAGTCTCGTAAAGAACGTGCTAATGACAAATACTATGAAGGTATTAGAGAAACTCCAGGCGCTGTATTTGTTAAGTTATGCGACAGAATTGCTAATGTTCAATATTCAAAAATGACTAAGTCAAGAATGTTTGAGATGTATAAAAAGGAGAATATCAATTTTATGATTTGTTTAGGTCGCGTACATCAAAATGATGGTCCTTACGAAGAAATGTATCAATACTTAATAAACTTATTTAATAATTAAGAGCATGGTAGATAACTTTAAACAAATAGCAGATTTCCTTACATTTGATAATGAAGATGATTTTTATCATTTACAAATCTTAAAGCGTAAGAAAGAAAATCCTGAAATTGGGTCTAACTCTTATGTAATTAGGACCTATTGCATACGTTCTAAAGAGCATTTAATAGAGAAAATGGTTGAGATTATTAATTTATGCACCCAGCATAATGCTCGTGCTTATATCAATTTAAACCGTAGGTCATTTGAACGAGCAGCATTCCATACCTTGAAAAAAGTTACGGACATTATAATGAATAAAGATTATAAGTCAGTTCGTAATGCTTTTGAATCTGTATGTGGAGAATATGGAAGCGGTAAGGATAAGTTTTGGATTATTGATATTGACCCAGAGCATTTCGAGCTAGCTCCTAATTTAAAATGGCACTTAACGGATTTAGAGCCTATAGGTAATAAAGTTCAAACAGAGATAGCTACTAAAAACGGATATCATATTATTACTACACCATTCAATATGGCTAAGTTTAAAGAATTATATCCAGAAGTAGATGTACATAAAAACAATCCAACAATATTATTTTGTAGTTAAAAATATGGAAAATCAAAATAGCGTGTGCTTTATAGCACGTATCGGTGAAGTCATACCAATTCCTGGTGCAGATAATATCGAATTAGCATTAGTCGGTGGATGGCAAGCAATTGTTCAAAAAGGGCAATATGCCGAGGGTGGATTAGTTGTAGTAGCAACTACGGATGCCGTAATTCCTCAAGAATTATCAGATGAGATGAACGTAACTAATTATTTACGTAAAGGTAGTCGTGTTCGTACCGTTAAGTTACGAGGCGTATATTCTGAATGCTTAATTATACCGTTAAAATATATTCCTAAGGGTAATATTAATGCGTATACCGAAGGTAAAGATATGATGGAGGCAATGAATATCTTTAAATATGAACCACCAGTAAAGCAAATTCAATTAGCGTCAGGTAAAAAGGTTACTTATAGCGAAAATCCTAACTTTTTAATATACTATAAATTTCCGAACTTAAAGAATGTTAAAGGGATGTTTACAGAAGAAGATTCAGTTCAAATTACTCGAAAACTTCATGGAACAAATGCTCGTTATGGTATCGTATTAAAATCTAAATTATCATTTTGGGATAAAGTAAAGAAGTTTCTTTATCTTGCAGATGAATGGATTGATTATGAATATGTAGTTGGTTCTCATAACGTAGAAAAGGGCAGCGATTCTCAAGGATTTTATGATACAAATGTTTGGTATGAAATAGCAAATAAGTATCAAATTAAAGAAAAGCTTTGGAAGTTCGTTAAAGAAAATTATAGCCCTGAAGAATTAGGGGCTGGATTATCTATGTATGGTGAAATTTACGGAGCTGGCATTCAAAAGAACTATGATTATGGTTTAAAAAATATTGAGTTTGCAATATTCGATGTTATGTTAAATGGAAAATATTGCCCAATATTTTATACTAAAGTATTTGCATCTCATGGAGTAGAATTGCCTCATGTACCGGTATTATATGATGGGGTATGGTCTCAAGAAATTCAAGATAAATATACATTTAATAACTTTATTGAAGGTACTAAAGTACCACACGAAGGTATTGTAATTAAACATATAAATGGCGAAAGAAGTAAAGTAGCTAAAGTAATTAATCCAGATTACTTAATCTACGGAGAGAAGCATAACGTAGGAGATAGCCATTAGTATGATTAATCAAACGTTTGTTAATGTAAGCGATATGCACTTATATATTAAAGTGCCAGGTCATTTATGGTATACTGCTACTCATTATACACACGTACCAAGTACAGACCCCGAATATCCATATTATAATGATGAAAGTAAATATGGATGGATGGATGTTGTATATTTAACAGACCCTATTATAGATCCAACCGGTGTGATGAGAAGCCCTGAATGGATTTATGTATTAGTAAATAAATCAATGCCCGGAATGGTAAAGATTGGTTTAACTACGACGTCTGTTGATCAACGCGTTAAAGAAATAAACGGTGCTACAGGAGTACCTACTCCTTGGATAGATGTTTTTAAATTTAAATGTTATGGATCTAAATATCTCGAAAGAGAAATACATCAATATTTAGCAGCTTATCGAGTAGCTTCAAATAGAGAAATGTTTGCCGTAACAACAATGCATGCTCAAGAAGTGATTGAAAAGTTAGGAGATCCGTATACAAGTTTTTTATATGTAGATCAAAAAAATCTTGAAATAGATTTGGAAAATTGAAAAGAATTCTTTATCTTTAAGTATATGAAAATAATTAGATATTGCAGCGAATGTAATGAACTTATTCCGGAAGGGAGATTAAAAGCTAAACCGGATGCGAAAACTTGTATTAAACATAGTAATACAGTAAGATACTCTGGTAGGATGATTGTTCATCATAAAACGGGTAATGAAATTGAAATTTATAAAGACCCAAAGTTAGCAAAAGAAATGTTTAGATTAGATACAACAAAAGGAAGATAATATATTATGGAAAATAAAAATAAAAATCAAAACGGCAAAGTGCCTCAACAAGGAAAGGCTCCGCAAAAAGGTAATTTTAATCGTAGAGAAACATTACCAGGTCAATTCGCTACCGACTTTCAAGGTAGAATCATAAATAATCGTTGCTATGGTTATAAAGCTAGCGATTATTCATGGGAGACACTTTTTAAGAAGACTCCAGAGGAGAAAGTTAAAACAAAAAAAGAAATTGCTAAGTATAAAGGATTAATGTCCGCATATTATGGCAGTGATTGGAAAAGCAGAAAAGGTGATAAAGCCGTTACTAATGTGCCCGTTAGAGTTAATAAACAAACAATGTTATTTGAATTAATCCCATAAAAAATATATGTTCTATACAGCAAAAGTAGTTGTCGAGTTTGAAACAGACAACGGTAAAGTAAAAAAAGTAAGCGAAAGCTATTTAGTAGAAGCTTCATCAGTAACGCATGCAGAGTCTATTGTTCATAGAGAATTTTCTAAAGAGCAAAGAGACTTTGAAGTAAAATCCGTAACTCAATCTAGATATTTAGATGTATTTTTTGAAGATGCATCAAAGAATAATGATAGAGTTACAATCGATTCACAAGAACGTAAACGTACAGACGAATGGCCAGAGTAAAAAAGAACCATTACAAAATTGGTCAAACGATTGTATTTATTTGGTCTGGTAAAAAGCGCATGGGTGTAATTGAAGAGCGTAGACCAAAAAATAAAAAAATCTTTTATAATGTGCGCGGTGATGATGGTAAGCTATACGAAGGTATGCACGTTGATGATTCAGAAGTAGCAGCAATTCTTTCTCACGAAACTAGAATTGTTGGAGAATCATTAGAAAAGAAAAAATTATCTAAACCCGAATCCGAAACGGAAGAATTTGAAAGTTTAGACGATAATCTTGAAGATAGTTAATAATTATCTTCAAATGGGGCTGACAGGAATTGATTGGCAGTTGTAGTTCTTTATGTGATGCAGGTAGAGTTAGTATTGGAAACTCTTTAATAACCTATATAGAAAAATAAACGACGAAAAGTCAACTTTTACTTTCGAAGACGCTATGTCTTTCGTAGGTGCAGATTTAGCAGTAGCTGCTTAATCTCAACGGGCGAAGGAAGAATGCCTAGGAACAGAATCTTCCACCAAGGTGGCTAGTCATTGAACCTAATATCGAATGATACATTGTTTAGCGATTGACGATGTTGAAGAACCAATCGAATATTTTGTTAGTTTAGAAAAATTAAATAAACCTGTGAATGAATGTATCGGAGTGCCTGAGCAAGACGAGGGTTCGAATCCCTCCAGCTCCACAAAAGTAAAAAGTTCTTTGAAATATCAGCAAATGATTATTTTCATTTAAAATTAAAAAAATATGGAAACATTATCATTTGCTTTTGGAATGCTCGCGATGATTGCTATTATATTAATAGCAATTGTTGTTATAGGTATTGTAAAGGTGTTTAAACAAGATAAAATAAACGTTAATACAAATTCAACTATGGACGAAATAAATAGTAGCTTGAATAGACGTATTGATGATATGGATATGAGTTTAGATCGTCGCTTCGACGATTTATATCGTGAACTAGAATCTAAAATCGAACATGTAGGTTCAGAAATGAATTTAAGAATTAATGAAACAGTTAGTTACATTGATTCGAGAATAGACAAATTACAAAACAATATTAAAGAAAAGGGGTCAAAGGAGCTCCTTAAAGGTTAATAAATAACATTTTGCTGGTATTTCAAAGTCTTTTTATTTAAAAATTAATAATTTATAAGATTTTTTAAAAAAGATTTGGTATTTCGAGATATTTATCTTATATTTAAGTATATTAAAAAATAAGAAATAAGTAAGAAAATAAAAAATCTTTAAAAAAATAAAAAAAAGGTTGTTTATTTGAAATATTTATATTATATTTAAGTATATTAGAAATTAAGAAAAAAGATTAGTTCTTTGAAAATATTATTATCCATTCGATTATGTGCTAAGAGCTTCGGCTCGACCCAATAATTGATAAATGATAGTCGGCGGCATATAGTCGTTAAATAAACTATGAAAGTAGTATAAAGTGAATTGGTTTGACTGAACCAGTTTGCGGCTTCGAAAGAAGCTTAAGTATGCAAGTGAGATATCATTGGACCTTTAGTATCGAGGGTAACACTGTAGAGAAAGTGGTTTGATGACTGGCCTATGTGGGTAGGTTGGTTGAGTTCGGAAGAGCAATAAAAATAACTCATAGAATATTTGCAAAAAGTATGCTTATCCAAGTATATTATTGCGTTATTCAATATAAGAGAAATCTTAAAACCGAAAGGTATGTAGATGTACAGGTGGTGCTGTTATTTACCTTATTTATAATCTACCAAGATTATTTATTCGAAGAATTCTTAAAATATGAGAATGGGGACATTCTAGAGAGTAGTTAAGTATCTACCCTAACAAAATTGGGGCTGGCTTATCGGCAGGCCACTACTTTCAATCATCCACAAGTCACAAACTTATTTGCATTATGATTGCAAAATCTAAAAATAAATAAGCATAAGTGCTTGTCAGCTACGGACGAAAGATGCCTACATAGTAATGAGTTGTTCATTGCCACTAAAGGTCGCAAGCCAATAGTGATTTTACGGAAAAGTTTATAGCCTCGCAAGGGTTAATCAGGTCGGCAGATTTGAATAGATAGAGTAAATAGAGAGTAGTCCAAATAAATGTAGCTCAAAGAGTGGTTCACTTAAATAACCGGCATTGCTAAGATAGATTTCAAAAGAATCTGGACAAATTGGGAAACAAAATAATCCAATAAAAGATTTAGCATTAAAAGGTATAGTCTCAGCCTTATTTAAAATAAAAAATGGCGGGTGGCGCGGTTGGATCGCGAAGAGTCTCATAAGCTCTTATAAACCAGGATCGATACCTGGACGTCGCAACAAAAATAACATCTCCGGTAATAAAACTTAACCAGAGGCATATTTATTAATATATGAAACTTAGAAACACACATACAACATCATTACAAGGGTTTAAATATCCTGTTAGCGGCCAAGCTTCTTGGGCGATGATTAATGATGCTGAGTATGTACATAATCGAGGAATTCATATATAAGAAAATAAAACAAAATTAATTTTTTTACATATTAATATTTAAACCTCGGACATAAAATCCGGGGTTTTTTATTGTATATGGGGGTTAAAGTTAATCGTATACGAGCTTTAATTAGTATTTAGATATAATATACCTAAAAGAAATAAAGAGCGTATATGAGCCTTTAAAATGCTTTATATAAGTAATTGATTTATAATTAGATATAATATATTGAAAATCAAATAGAAAAAGATTAAATAAGATTAGGATAATTGAAATGTTTTTCTTATCTTTATATATAGGAAATTAATTAATGGGGTAGTAGCAAAGATGGTATATGCGCTGGTCTGAAAAATCAGAGATATTGGATCGTTACCAATCTACCTCACAAAAAATATGCGGATATGGTGCAATGGTAGCATACGGGTCTCCAAAACCTTCGATCTAAGTTCGAATCTTAGTATCCGTGCAATTATTGTGATGTAACTCAGAGGAAGAGTGTTTGCCTGTTAAGCAAAGAGCCGAGATTTCGAAATTCTCCATCACAGCAAATAAATAAGGGACGACGCCCAGGGTTGGTCAGACGGTCTGTAAAACCGAACTGCATAGTGCTCGAGTCACTTCCGTCCCACAGAAAATTAAAATAAAATGAAACGAAAACGTTAGAAGTGCATTGCTATATCAGAGTATAGAGTGCACGAATTAAAAAATATGCACCTATGGCTCAATTGGTAGAGCAACTGGCTTTTAACCAGTGGGGTAGACGTAAGTCCGTTGGGGGTTCGAGTCCCTCTGGGTGCACAAGTTTATTTATTAATTTTTAACATATTGTGCCAGATCAAGCCTCTTGCGAAAGCAACGTAATCTGCCTCCGTAACCGAAAGGGTACGCCGGAGGAAATTAGGTCTATAGGTCAAACGGTTAAGATATCTCCCTGTCACGGAGTATGGAACGGGTTCAACTCCCGTATAGACCGCTAAAAAATATAGCGTAGTAGCCTAATGGTCGAGGCACTTCATTTGGGATGAAGACAATGTCGGTTCGAGTCCGGTCTACGCTACAAATGGCCAATTGCATCACTAGCTCCAATGTAGAGCGCTTCCTTGCCAAGGAAGAGGTTATCAGTTCAAGTCTGATGTGGTGCTCTAAAATAATGGGGCTATGGTATAGATGGCGAACACAGTAGCTTTGCAAGCTTCAGTCCCGAGTTCAAACCTCGGTAGCTCCACAAAAATGGCGAGTTGGTAGAGTTGGTTTCTTACGGAGCTCTCATAAGGCTTAGACATAGGTTCGAATCCTATACTCGCTACGATAAAGCAAATTTTGCATGATAAACCAATCATCTTTATTATGCAAAACTGCTTTATTAAGATTAAAAAACTTAAAAAAAGATTAGGAAATATGAATTGTTTTCTTTATCTTTAAGTATATTAAAAATAAGCATCATTAGCTCAGAGGCAGAGCGGGGGTTTTCCAAACCTCAGGCCGAGATTTCAAAATTCTCATGGTGCTCGCATTTATGAATAAGTTAGCAGCCTAAACAATGACGGAAGGCTGTAAGCTGTGAAGCTTTGGAGGCGCGAATAATAGTAACGCCTCCTAAATTAAATTCTCGTTTCGTCTAACGGCAGGACAAATGGTTTTGAGCCATTGAATCGAGGTTCAAATCCTTGAGCGAGAACATAAAATGCTGCTATGGCGCAATTGGTTGGCGCAGGATGCTTATACCATCAAGGTTATGGGTTCAAGTCCCGTTAGCAGTACAAAATTAATGTTCCGTTGGACAAATTGGTTAAGTCACCTCCCTTTCAAGGAGGAGATTGCGAGTTCAAATCTCGTACGGAATACAAAGTCTTAGGAGTAATTACCTTAAGAGCTCGCAGGTTCGAAACTGCAGAATGATTATGGTGTATGGGGCACAGTAGAACGAGTATAGGTTTGGAACCTAAAAAGGGAAGCAGGATTAAGGTTCAATTCCTTTTTAATCAGCAACAAAAATATGTCGATGTGGATGAATGGTTTAGTCACCACCCTGATAAGGTGGGTAATGTGAGTTCAAATCTCACCATCGATACAATAAAAGCTCGATTAGTTTAATTGGTAAAACGCTTGTCTTGTAAACAAGGGTCATCGGATCGTAACCGGTATTGAGCTCGATAAACTTATATCCTACATTAATTATTAGTGGCTAGCTAAAGGGGGTCTTAACGTACTGCGAGTCGTTAGTAAGTTTATATGGTCGCTTCGCTTAGTTGGTTTTAAAGCATCTCGTTTACACCGAGAAGATCATTGGTTCGAACCCAATAGTGACTACAATATATAACTCAGGCTGTGAAACAGTGTGATGGTCGACGACGTAAGTAATACACTTAAAGACCGTGGCTCGTATGAGGAAGAATGTCGTATGTTATATATTAATGGAGAGTGTCCGGCTGGCGCGAGGAACTTGTCTTGAAAACAAGCGGGTGTAAAAGCTTCCGGGGTTCGAGTCCCTGACTCTCCGCAATTGGGCGTGTGTCTGAGTGGTTTAAGTGCCGATCTGCAAAATCGTGCTACATTGGTTCAAATCCAATCGCGCCCTCAAAGTAAGGAAGTAGTAAATTAAGTGGTGGCGAGATGCTTAATGATGCGAAACTTAGACCCTTATGAAGTCTTGCTATATGGAGAGTAAAGCAACTAGGATGTTGTCACTGCCTGCTAAGCGAGTGGTTCAGTAAAACGGATTTGTTTCGATTACAATGCTCTCCGCAAAAAATGCTCCGATGGTGGAATTGGTAGACACGCAGGACTTAAAATCCTGTCCTCGAAAGGGGGTGCAAGTTCGATTCTTGTTCGGAGCACAATGAGTAAGAGGTACTTAGAGTCTTCGAATCAAGACTTAAAGAATGATTTCGCAGAATGTCTACGGCGCGAGTGGGACATCGTGGGAACAAAGAGGAGCGACACACCCTCTCCCAGTAGTGTTGATTTATATTTTCATGTGGTAAGACACTAATGTGTTTGTTTTTAAGAAAACTAAACCGTTAAAATCTACTCACCTGTAACCTCAGGGTGGGAATTATGCCCCAATGTTGGAATGGTAGTCATGCCGGTTTTAGAAACCGGTGCCGAAAGGCGTGAGAGTTCAAATCTCTCTTGGGGTACGAAATAAGTGAGTCTATCGCTGGGAACAGAGGAAGTTCGCGACTGCAAAACCTACTGCGGGAGATGTTGATTAAATTCCATCGTTATAACCGCACAAGCAGCAACACAAACAGATCTAGAGTGTCGGTTTCTTAATAATGATCGGGTTGTGGCAAAGATAAATGATAGAAGAGATACAAAATCGCGGCTATTAACTTATTTAAATTAATCCTATGGTGCAACGGAATAGCATACGCCCCTTCTAAGGGCTTGATACAAGTTCGAATCTTGTTAGGATTACAACTTAAAACCGACTCGGGTTAAAGAATAAGAGGGAACCTGCGACTATGTATCGTAAGATAAATTAGACAAAACTTTACCCTTCACATTAGGTGTTATCGGTGACCTAATAATTTGCTTTCTTAGCTCAATGGATTAGAGCACTCGGCTACGAACCGAGAGATAGGAGTTCGAATCTCTTAGAGAGCACATTAAGTTGATTAACATGGTGTTTATAGTGTTAGCGGTTAGCACGTATGTTTGTGGTACATAAAGCGATCGGTTCGAATCCGACTAAACACACCGTAGTACTTTTTGAAATTGGGCATAATTATAATAAAGATTATGTCAAATATTAATAAGGATAAAAAATATCATTTTATATATAAAACTACTAATTTAATAGATAATACATTTTATATTGGGATGCATTCAACATCAAATTTAAAAGATGGATATCTAGGTAGTGGCGTTAGAATAAAAAGATCAATTCAAAAATATGGTATTGATAACTTTAAATTTGAAATATTAGAATATTGCGAGTCGCGGGAATTATTAGCCGAAAGAGAAAAATATATAGTTAATCAAGAAATGATTGATAATATATTATGTTTAAATTTAAAGTGTGGAGGACGTGGAGGATTTACATCGGATATTGCACGTAACGGGGCATATGAGTCTAACAAAAAGCAGCGAATATTAATAGATACAGACCCAGATTGGGTTAGACGTAGGTATATAAATATGAGTACTTCTAGAAAAGGACGAGTTTCCTATTGGAAAGGTAAAGTAGGCTCCTTTAAAGGAAAAACACATTCAGGCGCGACTATATCAAAAATGTCTTTAGCTAAGAAAGGTAAGTCAGTTAAAGAGGCAAATTCGCAATTTGGCACATGTTGGATAAACAAAAATAATATATATAAAAAAATACCATTATCTGAATTAACTCTTTTTTTAAAAGAAGGATGGTTGCGAGGCAGAAAGGGATATTCTAACAATAATTATAAGAAAGGAGATCGGTTATGAACCTACAATTTAAATCTTTAAGTACGCATGAAAACGTAACGGATATATTAGAATATATCAATAACATATTACGTTTTAAGCCAGACACTAAACTGTATGTTGGTACTGACTCGCAAAATGGTAAACGCTGTACTATATATGCTACGGTTGTTGTTATGCACTTTAATGAAAATGATTCTGGTAAAGGTGCTCATGTAATCTTTGCAAAAGAAATTTTACCTAAGATTAAAGATAAATATACTAGATTATGGGGTGAGGTAGAACGTTCTGTTGAAGTTTCAAATATGTTAAGAGATGGTGGATTATCTATTAAAAATATTGATTTAGATTTTAATGAAGATCCAAAATACCAATCAAATACGATTTTACGTTCAGCAGTTGGTTATGTTGAAGCTTCTGGATATGAAGCTAGATGGAAGCCACATGATGCGTATAGTGTTAGAGTAGCAGATCAAATTTGTAAATAATATGGAAACAAATAATATTTTATATGATTATGTATTATGGAATAATACGTATGAAGGTGTTTGGTATGCTATTAAACGGGAGCATATAACAGCCTATTTTGCCGGAGGTGATTATCGTGACATGATTCCCGAAGGAGGATATATAAAAGCTAATGATTTAGATAGTCTAATAGACATTATCTTTTTAGTTAATTAAAAATAATAAAGCTCGATTTATTTCGGGCTTTTTTACTGTTTAAATGTACGTTGTTAGATAATTATATTAAATTTATTTAACAATATGGCATACACAAAAGAACAAATCGAAGCCGCAGTTAAATCAAAAGGATATGTTTGGTTTGAAGGCGCAAAAGATTATGATTTAAACATCGTAGGAGTTAGAAACTCTGCAACAGGTAACAAAGTTACTAACGTTTTTGATGATACTATGACAGTATCTTACAAAGTTAACGGACAATGGGTATTTAAACAATGGCAATGTACAACCGACCCGGGCACAAAAGGAGTAAAAGAATTTCATAATGCAAATGGAGTTGCTCGTTTAGTAGAAGGACAATACAGAGGTTCACATACTATTGGATTACACCAAGGTAAATACGAAGCTTTAAAACAAGCTAAACCAGTAAAAGTATATAGAGATGCTAACAAAGATATGACTTATGATGAAAGTAAAACTGAAACAGGCGTTTTTGGAATTAATATTCATAAAGCTGGCGCTGATTCTACTTATGTTGAGAATTGGTCAGAAGGTTGTCAGGTATTTAAAAAATCGGCTGATTTTGATTCATTTATGGTAATTGCAAAAGAAGCTGCAAAAGTACATGGTTCTTCTTTTACTTATACGTTAATTGAAAGCGCAGATATTAAGTAAAATAACTTAAACTAATTGATAATCAAACAGCGACCTAAAAAATCGCTGTTTTTTTATTTTTTATTAGGAAATTTGAAATATTTTTATTATCTTTAGGTATGTTAGATATATTATATTTTTCTGCACCCTGGTGTGGACCTTGCAGAGCTATGAAGCCAGCAATTGATAAATTTGAAGAAACTTTAGACACTACTAAAGTAAAAATTATACGAGTTGATGTTGATAAAGATTCTGACTTAGTATCTTTATATGATGTACAATCTGTGCCGACATTTGTATTTGTTAAAGACTTTAATAAAGTAGATTCATTTACAGGAATTAAACCTATTAAGGATATTCAAACTATCGTAGAAAAATGGAGCTAACACTTATATCTAAGGAAAAAATTCAATCAAGAATTAAAACTTTAGCAAATGAAATTAACAAAGACTATTCAAAAAATAATAATCTTGTGTTTGTGTGCGTATTACGCGGCGCTTTTTTATTTTTCTCTGACCTAGTTCGTGAACTTAATTCTGATGTTGATATTGAATTTATTCAAGTATCAAGTTATGAAAATGGAACGGAGAGTCAAGGATTAACTATTAAATCAATATTAAGTAATAATGTAAAAAACAAAACAGTATTTCTTATAGATGATATTGTAGACACAGGTAATACCTTAAAAAGCTTATCTTCTATTTATAAAGATTTGGGAGCAACAGATGTTAAAACGGTAACGTTAATATGTCGACCTGAAAGTAAAAATCTTGTAGATTATTATGGATTTGTAATTGGAGATGAATGGATTTATGGATATGGATTAGATTTACAAGGCAAAAAAAGATCTTTATTAGATATTAAATATATTGAACAAAACATCGATTAATATGGATAACGAAAGAATAAAAAAGATTATTTTAGAAATGTATACTGGCCAAGTAAATATGCAAGATGCCGTAGATTTAATTACAGAATACATGATAGAGAAAAAAGGTTCTGTAAATCAGCAAGTATTACAGTATATAATTAATCAAGCAAATCCATTTGCAGCACAAATGCTTCAGCAAGCTGTAGAAATTGCTAAAAATCACTTTGAAGTAACAAGAGTTATGATAACAAGGGTATCAAAAGCAGATGGTACTTTTATATTTGCATTTTAATAATATTTCAAAATGAAATTAGTTTTAATTAGCGATACACATACAAAACATGAAGATTTAGTATTACCTCAAGGTGATATTTTAATTCATTCAGGAGATTTTACTGGAAGAGGTAAACCTTACGAAGTAGAAGAGTTCTTTGGTTGGTTAGAACGTCAATCAAAAAATTTCAAGCATGTTATTTTTATTGCCGGTAATCATGATATGTGCTTTGAATATAAAAGTACATGGGTTGTAAATGCAATAAAATCTTTACCAACAAATGTACATTACTTAGAAGATTCAGAAATTATAGTTGATGGAGTTAAATTTTATGGTGCGCCATGGCAGCCTGAATTTTTTAATTGGGCGTTTAACTTACCAAGAGGAAAGGCGTTAGAAGAAAAATGGAATATGATTCCAAATGATACTGATGTACTTATTACTCACGGCCCCCCAATGTATATATTAGATTATACCGTAAGAGATATGTGGAATGTAGGGTGTTTAGCTTTATACAATAAAGTACTACAAATTAAACCAAAACTTCATATATTTGGTCATATTCATGAAGGGTATGGAGTAAAAGAACATGAAAATATTACATTTGTAAATGCAAGTAGCGTAACAGTTGGGTATTTATTAATAAATAAACCTATTGAGATTGAATATGATAAAGAAAATGGTATAGAATTTTTATAATTTTATACCTTTTTTCTTGTTTATTTGAAAAGTGCACCTTATATTTAATAAAAAATAAATAAAAATTATGAGAACATATAAAACAGTTGAAACTGATATTGATGTAGAAATAGAATTAGAAGATGTAATTGATTTTATTACGAGTGGTGCCGGTGAAAAAGACTTACAAGAAATTTTCGAAACAGTATGCGATGAATTAGGTATGAGCCAATCATCTATTAATTCAGGTATTGAATCTACCCAACGTTATGATGATTTAATGGAAGCAGTTAATAATGCAGTTAATCGTCACGTGGATTTAAGAGTAATGGCTGATATTATTAATGCATTAAAATAATATGAAATTAGAAACAGTTAAAAAGCGAGTAAAAAAATACTACCCGGAGGCGAAATCTTATAAAGAATTAGGATTATATTACATAGGCATTCCAGATACATTGGATGATATTATTATAAATTTATTTGATGAATATTTTATCCAATCTACCGAAACAGAAGAAGAAGCATGGAATAAAGCTCTTCTTTGTTGTAAGACTACTCAAAACTTTAATAGAACACACCCGGATAGACTTGATGAAATAGATGAAAGGAAACATAATCTTCTTAAAACTAGAGCAAGTAAAATACATACGACTCGAGCTCAAAATAAACTAAAGTCAAAGATATTTATTAATGATTAATTGAATTATTAATGGCAATAGACTTATCGGTAGTATTTAATGATTTGAATATTAAAACTAAAATGGGCGAATCTTATAATAAACTATCACCTAATGGCGATACTTTAAAAAAATCTACATTAGATAAGTTATATAACTTACAAGCTCACTTAGAAAATTTAAATGACATTACAAATGTATCTACAATAGATCTTGTAATTGAGTATATAGAAATACATGATAAATCATTATCAGAAGATACTAAAAATATTCTTAATGAAATAGCACTAAAAACTAAATTTAAATGACAGCACCATCTTATGTTTATGACAACATTTTTTTAAATGAAGTTGATTATAAGTTTTTTCAAGGCTTACCGGTAAGAGAGAAGCTTATTTTTTTATATGATCTTTGTTTAGAAGTAGAAAATTTTAATGAAGAATTTGAAGATGAATATGAAACCATTAATGAAGAAGATGGTGTTTTTCTACCTAATAAACTTTTAAAATTTCTCGAGCAAGCTTCCTATGACCAAAACTATGTTCATATATTAATGTTACCTGATGCATTAGTCATTTCCGGAAATTTAGAAACTGCATTAGAATCTACCAAAAAATATTTATTTAATGATGGTTATATTTTTACGATTGATAATGAAGTACAACATTTATTAGATAAAGAAGTAAAACAGCTTCAAGCATATTTTAAGTATGTAGAAGTACATAAATTACTTTCTATCATTTATCCTACCAGTTTAAATTAAGCCCATACGTTGGGCTTTTTTTATGTAAATAAATTAGGTTTTTTGAATTGTTTTACTTATCTTTATGATATGATAAGAAATTTAGGTTATGCATGTATTAATACTACTTTACAAAAAAGTAAGATTACTACTAATCGAGGTATGAAACAAGCTACGTTTAAGGCTAAAGGCCTTCCGTATGCGTCTGAACTAGCATTAAAAAATGTTATTGATTTAGAAAAAGTTATTCATTGGAATGAAGCTAATGACATTAAATTTTTTCGTATTAGCAGCGACATTTTTCCGTGGTGTAGTGAGTATGAATTTAATCAATTACCAGATTTTCCGCAGATTAAAGAAGTTATGGAGCGCATTGGTAAGTATATACGCCTTCATAGACACCGAATAACCGCTCATCCTGGCCCTTTTAATTTATTAGCATCACCTAATGAAGCTGTAGTTAAAAAGACTATTATTGAGCTTGAAAATCACTCCAAAGTATTTGATTTATTAGACTTATCCGATTCTCCATATAACAAGATTAATATACATATAGGAGCTACGTATAACAATAAGGAAGTTGCAGCGCAGACTTGGGTAAAGAATGAAAAGCGTTTAAGTATGCATACTAGATCTCGATTAACAGTAGAAAATGATGATAAAGCATCTATGTTTTCTGTTAAAGATTTATATGATATGGTTTATTCTGAATGCGGAGTCCCTATTGTATTTGATTATCATCATCATCAATTTTGTACGGGCGGCTTATACGAATTTGATGCTCTTAAATTAGCTTCTAGCACATGGCCATTAGATGTAATTCCAGCAACTCATTATTCTGAAAGTAAATCATTACATTTAAATGACCCGAAAATTAAACTGCAAGCTCATAGTGATTTAATTAATGGTCCTATTAATTGTCATGATTTAAACATTGATGTTATGATTGAAGCTAAGTCTAAAGAATTAGCATTATTAGAGTTTAGAAAAAAATATTTTATAAAAGATTAGGAAATATGATAAAATCTAATTATAATGATAGTGGGATAAAATAAGAATTGGAACCACAATATATATTATTATTAAATAAATAATATTTATATAATTATATTAAATATAAATCAGTCATGAGATACAAAGCACAAACACAAACAAAACTGGAAGCAGTTAACAATCAATTATTATCAATCGTAAAAGGATTAGATACTCACACATTATCTGCTACACAAGTTGCTGCTGAAATTCAACAAGTAAGAAGTAAAGTAGAAAATATTATTTCTTTAATAGAGCTTGAGCCGCTAGATTATGGTTATTAGACGTTTTTAAGGGGCGTACATAAAAAATTAATATACCTTAATAAAAGAATACCATATTTAATTTTTCTTATTTTAAATCAATTAAAAACGTTAAATCTTCATTGTTAATAGCAGTGGAGATTTATTTGTTTATATACAAATTTTTCTTTATATTTAGTTATGATACCTAGAAAATCAGGAAAAAATATTTATGGCGAGGCTATAGATAATTCTAAAACAGAAAATACTCAAAAAGAAACTGAAACAGTTTATGATGATTCATATGAATATGACATAAACTCCGCGGAGTATTTATTTAAACAAATTGAATATGGTTTTAATGTTAACCAGGAAATAATTTATTTACATTCTCCTATTAAAGATGGCGAAACATTATATAGCATAATGACTGCCATTAATATATTTTTACATTATCGTACAGAAGAAGATGTAAATAGACCTATAACTATTTCATTAAATTCTCCAGGAGGAGACATATATGAAATGAATGGAATTATAGATTACATTAATTCATTACCTTTTAAAGTAAATATAGTTTGCAGAGGTCAAGCAATTTCAGCCGCGGCTTGGATTTTAGCTTGTGGCACTGGAGTTAGAGCTATGAGTAAACATTCTACATTAATGCTTCATGAAGGAACTTATGAAATGCAAGATAAATTTCATAATATGAAATCTTCGTTAGATTATTTTAATCATTTAGAGGTATTAGGTTATCAAATGTTAGCTGATAAAACAGGTATTGAATCTAGTTTCTGGAAAGATAAATGTAAACAGGATTGGTATATAACTGCGGAAGAAGCATTAAAATTAAAATTAATAGACAAAATAATATAAATATGAAATTTACAGAAGAAGAATTATTAAAAAATTGGGATACGTTCATTAATCTTATTAAAGAACATATTTCAGAACCAAGAAAAACTTCATTAATTAAGATGTATGAAGAATTCCAAGAAGATTTAATGTTAGCACCAGCATCAGGAAATGATAACTATCATAACTGTTTTATCGGAGGATATATTGATCACGTAATACGCGTTGTTAATTGCTCGATAAAATTATATGAAGTATGGGGTGAATTGGGCGCGGAAGTTGATGGATTTACAAAAGAAGAATTAATTTTTGCGGCAATAAATCATGATTTAGGAAAAGCAGGTAATGTAAAACAACCTTACTATATTCCAAATCCTTCGGATTGGCATAGAAAAAATCAAGGAGCTTTATATGAATTAAATGATAAGCTTCATTTCATGAAAGTACCAGATAGAAGTTTATTTACATTACAAAAGTTTAATATTCCTGTATCGGAAAATGAATATTTAGGAATTAAACTACATGATGGAATGTACACGGATGCTAATAAAAGTTATTATATGGCATTTAAACCAGAATTAGGTCTAAAAACAAACCTTACGTTTATATTACATCATGCAGATCATTTAGCTTCTAGAATTGAGCATGGTCATAAAGAACCTAAAAATGCTGCTATACCAGTTACAGTTGTTAAATCAACAAAACCGTCGATTGCAGATACATTAACTTCAAATGACACTTCAATCGATGATTTATTTAGTGACTTTTTTAAGAAATAAGATATGATATATACATTATTAATTATAGTAATTATAGCATTATGTTATATAATATATAATTTACTTAATAAAGTTGAAATACATGAAGAACGTATTTTAAGAAAAACAGAAGATATTGAATTATTATTATCTAGATTCCAAGAAATTTCTAATAAAATGAAAGAAATTGATAACAAAAAGATATTCGAATCTGATGATGAAGTTGGTGTTACATTTGAAATGTTAAAGAATTTAATTCAAGATAACGAATTTTTATTAGACTATTATATAAAAGAAGATGACAGAGACGGCAGCGGTAGTAGATAAAAAACAATATTTTACTCAGGAAACAGAAAATGCAATTTGCAGATATATTGAATCTACAGATTATACAGAAAAAAATAAAATTTATAATGCTAGTATTAAAAAGCCATTTGAAAAAATAGTAGAAAATTGGATTTTTAAATTACAAGCTTGGAAATATACAGATTCATATACAGATCTATCTAATGATACTATTACATTTCTTTGTGAGCGTTTAAATAAATACGTTCATGCTAATGGAAAAGCATTTTCATATTTTTCTGTTATTGCAAGAAATTATCTTATTTTATTCATTAAAAAAAGTCATCAAAAGATAAAAAATAACGTCGATACCGAAAATATTGATATTGAGCGTAATTTAATGAATGAAGAATCTTATAAGGAGTTTGTAGAAGATACATTTGATTTTGTTGAAGAATTTGTAAATTATGTAGATTCTAATTTACCTATTTTATTTGATTCTCAAAAAGAAATGTCAGTTGCTGATTCTGTTTTAGAATTATTTAGAACACGCGATAATATAGAAAACTTTAATAAAAAAGCTTTATATATTTTAATACGAGAGCGTACTGGATTAAAAACTCAAATTATAACTAAAACAGTAAATGATATTAAGTTAATATATGAGCTCTTGTATAAAAATTTCAAATTAAATGATAGTATAAGATTAGAACCTTATAAATTGCAAGAATTAATTAGAATGCAAAAGATTAGGGCTAAGAGATAATTATTTTAAAAGATAATTATGCCAACTATAAATGATTCCATTTACGGTAAGACTTCTTTAGCAGATGTATTTAAAGAAATACATGTAAATCAAAAGGAAAAAAATAAACAAATAGATAATTTAATACAGCAGTTATCTCCATTAGTAAAAAGTATTAATGATGCTGCTGTAGTAGTACCATTAATAAAAGAATATTTAGATGTGGGTGTTAAGAACGACGAGCAGTTAATTAAAATGACTTCCGTCGTACAACGTCTGTTAGCGTCTGAAGCAAAACAAAAAGCTGACTCAGGTATTAGTGATTGGCAACTATCTCCTGATGAATTAAAACAAATACAAAGTGATTTAAAAGATATTAATCAAATTAATAAAGATATTGAAGAATCATTAGTTAAACCAATTAAATAATGTTACAATCTGCAGAAGTAATAGAAGTCATTTTAACGGATACCATTGCAAATTATTATACTATACGATTTAAGTTTTTAAATCGTCCCGGCAACAACGATGAAAATACAAATACTGCATTTCCTTTAAATGCTCATGTTAAATCAATCCCGGTACCGGGAGAAATAGTATTAATTGTAAATGCAGCTTCTTCATTTGCAGGTAATTTTAGACTAAACGAAGGCACATTTTATTATATGAATGATGTTAATGTTCAGTCAAATATAAATTATAATGGAGTACCTACATCGGGTAAAGTTCCTTTTTCAAATGCTGCGAGTTTTCAAGATGCATTACTTGGAGTTGTAAGTACACCAAATCAATCTCAACCAAAAAGAGCAATGAAAACATTTAAACCATTATATGGTCGAAATGCGTTACAATTATTTGAAGGAGATGTAGTTATAGAAGGTAGAAGTGGAAATTCAGTAAGATTAAGTTCTACTATTAATGGATTAACGGGCATTACTAAACAACCAACATGGACATCTGGTAATCCTGGAGATCCTATACTAATTATAGCTAATACCAAAAAGAATCTAGCGCCTAATGGATTTAGAATTGAAGATATTAATGTAGACGATTCATCTATTTATTTAACATCAACTCAAAGAATACCATTAAAATTAGCAGGGCCTACAACAGTAACTAATATTAATATAGGAACATTTACAAAAAATTTATCTGGAAAACAAATTATAATGAGTTCAGATAGAATTGTATTAAATGCAAAAGAAAAAGAATTAGCCCTTTCTTCAAAAAATGGAATATCTATTACAAGTAAAGGCGATATTGTATTAGAATCTTCAAATAAAATTACATTAAATGCCAAGACAATTAATCTAGGATATCCTGCGAATTACTCTGGAGTTAATGGAGAACCTCTTCAAGAGATATTAACTACCATTCTTAATATAATAACTCCTTTAGCTGCACCATTAACATCTGCAGATCCTACTATAGCCCCTAGATTAACTTCTGCAGCAACTCAACTAGCATCTATATTGCTTTCGAAAACAGTTAAACTTTAAAAAATGCCGTATCTTTTATTGACTTAGATAATTATAATAAAGAGTCAATATGGACAATAATAAATTTTTTAAGCAACTAAGACAAATCATTAGAGAAGAAGTTGAAATGGCAGTTCATAAAGAAATGAACTATCTCTATGAAAGTCTAGATAAAGTATCTAAAAGAGCATCTACTAATCAAAGAGTAGTTACTGAAGTAGAATCAAAGCCTGTATTTAAAAAAGCAAATACTAAAAAAGCAACAACATTTTCTAGCAATCCTCTTATTAATGATATTTTAAATGAAACTGCTAACAGCGGATTTTCTAACAAAGATTTTCATGGTATTTTAGAAGAAGATTATAACCCTGTTCAATTAGGACATGATGATTTTAATGAATGGCCTACCATGAGAAATATGTCTAATATCGGAATGAGTTCTGCACCTAGTGCTGCATCGGTAGCTCCTAGAACGGATATTGATGGTAGACCAGTAACGGAATTAGCACCAGAAGTTGAACAAGCATTAACAAGAGATTATTCTGCGTTAATGAAAGCAATTAACAAGAAAAAAGGAGCTTAATAAATGGCGAGAATATTAAGTAAAATACCTGTAATTGATACTGAACCGGATGTAGCAGTAGGAGTTTTACTTCCACTAAATAAAGCTTCAAAAGGAGTATTTCAGTCATCATACAGTACTCAAGAACAAGCAATATCTAACTTAAAGAATCTTTTATTAACTAGTAAAGGAGAACGTAGATATTTGCCAAATTTTGGAACGGGTATTATGAACTTATTATTTGATCCAAATACAACAGAAGTAGGAGAAAATTTAAAAGATGAAATTTCTTCTGCTATTTCTTTTTGGATGCCATATATTATAATAAATAGTATTGATATAAAACAAAAAATAGATTCGTTAGGACCAGAAGCTGAACATGGGTTATCAATTACCCTTAATTTTCGTGTAACAAATAACGGAGCAAATCAAACTATAATTATCGATATTAATCAATCAGGAACAATAGCTATACTATAATGTCAAATAATACAAGAAAAGATATAAAGTATATTAATAAAGACTTTAGTAACTTTAGACAATCTCTAATAGAGTTTGCAAAAAGCTACTTCCCAAATACATATAATGATTTTAATGAAACATCTCCAGGTATGATGTTTATTGAAATGGCTGCCTATGTAGGAGACGTTCTTTCTTATTATACAGATAATCAACTAAAAGAAAGTTTATTATCATATTCCCAAGAAAGATCGAACTTATTACAGTTAGCTCAGGAACGTGGATATAAACCAAAGAATTCTGTACCAGCAACTGTAAATTTAGATGTATTTCAATTATTACCAGCAATACAATCTGGTTCTATATACTATCCTGATTGGAATTATTCTTTATCGATAAATCAAGAAATGATCGTTAAAGCTACGAATTCTAATATACAATTTAGAACAATTGAACCAGTAGTTTTTACTTCTGCATCTATTACTAAAACTGGCGGAGATTCTTTATCAGTTTATCAAGTAGATTCTAGCAATAACCCAATTTATTATTTATTAAAAAAACAAGTAAAGGCTGTTGCTGGAACAATTACAACTCAAACATTTACATTCGGAGCTCCAAAAAGATACGATAAAATTATTTTAACTGATACTAATATAATTGAAGTTTTAGATATTATAGATTCTGATGGAAATACTTGGTATGAAGTTCCTTATTTAGCGCAAGATACTATTTTTGATGAAGTTAAGAATGACCAATATGCAAATGTAAATTATACATCATCTAATGGTGTTGCTCCATACTTATTAAAACTTAAAAAAGTATCTAGAAGATTTGAAACAAGAGTTAATGGAGATAATACAATTACAGTTCAATTTGGAGCAGGTGTATCTACATCAGCAGATGAAGAATTAATACCTAATCCAGATTTAGTTGGAAGTTCGTTATATTCTCCAAATTTTGATTATTCAATTGACCCTAGTAATTTTTTATATTCTAAAACATATGGTTTGGCACCTGCAAATACTACATTAACAGTAAGATATACAACGGGTGGAGGAATTGAATCAAACGTTCAAGCAGATACATTAACTACTATTGCTGGAGTTACATTTGATTCTGACGGTTCAGGTTTAAATCAAGCTTTATTTACTAGAATAAAAAATTCAGTAGCTGTAACCAATCCAGTACCAGCAGTTGGCGGAAAGAGCTTAGAAAGTATTGATGAAATTAGATTTAATGCAATTGCAAATTTTGCTTCTCAAAACAGAGCAGTAACAGTTGAAGATTATATTGTAAGAGTATATGCAATGCCACAAAGATTTGGTTCGGCAGCAAAAGCATATATTTTACAATCTAAAGATAAGGTGACTGATAAAGGTGTTGTTACATCTAATCAATTAGCAATGGATTTATATGTATTGGGATATGATTTAAATAAAAATTTAACACCATTAAATTTAATCATTAAATCTAACTTATCTACATATTTAGAACAATATAGAATGATTACAGATGCTATTAATATTAAAGATGCGTATATTGTAAATATCGGATTAGAGTTTAGTATAATAGTATTACCAGGATATAACAGTAATGAAGTATTATTAAAATGTATTTCTAAATTAAAAGAAATTTTTGATATTAATAAATGGCAAATCAATCAACCAATTGTTTTATCAAAATTATATGCAGAATTAGATAGAGTTGATGGCGTTCAAACAGTATCAAATATTACAATTAACAATTTAACAGGAGGCGATATAGGATATTCAAATAATAAGTATGATATTGCGGCTGCTACAAGAAACGGTGTGGTATTTCCTAGCTTCGATCCTTGTATATTTGAAGTAAAATACCCAAATAAAGACATCAAAGGAAGGGTGACATCATGATAGTATATCGTCATATTAGATTAGATACTAATGAAGTATTTTATATAGGAATTGGCCATGATATATCAAGAGCTTTTAGTAAACAAAGCAGAAATAGATATTGGAAATCTATAACTAATTTAACTCCATATACTACTGAGGTTATATTTGAGTGTTTAACTTGGGAGGAAGCATGTAAAAAAGAAATAGAATTTATTAAATTGTACGGGCGTAAAGACCTAGGATTAGGAACGTTAGTAAATATGACAGATGGAGGCGAAGGACATGTTAATATGTCTCTAGAGTTGCGAACTAGATATAGTAATTTATATAAAGGCAAATCTATGGAAGAGTTATATGGGACATATCGATCTAAAGAAATATTAAAAAAGAAAAGTGCAGGAGGTAAAAAAGGAAGCAAAACTAGAGCATTACAATTAAAAGGTAAACCGGCATATAATAGAGGAATTCCTAGACCTGACAATGTTAAGAATTTAATTAGTTCTAAACTAAAAGGGACTATTATGTCTGATGATGTTAAGGAAAAAATTAGTAAGTCTTTAAAAGGCAGGCATAGAAAGCCATTTACCGATTCTACAAGAAAAGCAATGTCAAATTCAGCTAAATTAAGAGCTAGTAAAAACGGAAATAATAATGCTTCTACATATTTAAATATATATACAGGTATTTTTTATGAAACGATGGAAGAATATCTTAATCTTAATAATATATCTAGATATAAGTTTTTAAAGGGCGTTCATGGAATTACTAAGGTATAATTAACTAGTTAAATAATTAAATAATGATTTATCATTTATATTCAGATCAAGACGCAACGATATACGAAAAGGAACCAACATTAAATGCTGGTTTAGACGAAGTATTGGAGTTAGAAAAAGTTGTTACTAGTACTAGTATTATTGAAGTATCTAGAATCTTAATAAACTTTAATGCTAGTCAATCAATTGCTAGTTTAAGAAGTCAAGGATTGATTTCTACCGGAAGTTTAGTTTCTACATTAAAATTATATAGTTTAGAAGCTATCGACGTACCAGTAGATTATACTGTTGCTTGTTACCCAGTATCTCAATCATGGACAAGAGGAACAGGAAAAGTAAGTTATATACCATTTTTAACTGATGGAGTTTCTTGGCAATATGCAACAGAATCAACACCTTGGGTAACTAGTTCATTTGCTGCAGGTGTTACGGGTTCGTATTTAGTAAATAAAATGGGAGGAAATTGGTATACAGTATCAGAATCTAAACAAACATTTACTTATTCTCCTTTAAGACAAGATCTAAATTTAAATGTATCTAATATCGTAAATTCTTGGTTAAGCGGTTCTATTAAAGAACAAGGATTTATAATTAAAGTGTCTGGCTCATTAGAATATGATACTCAAACTTACGGTCCTATTCAGTTTTTTAGTAATGAAACAAATACAGTTTATCCTCCTAGATTAGAATTAGCATGGGACGATTCTTTATTTGTAACGGGTTCATTACCTGCATTATCAACTGATAGATATACAATTATAACAAAAAATCTTAATAAACAATATGATGAAAATTCAGTTGATATAGTAAGATTAGTATCAAGACCATTATTTCCTGTTAGAACATTTGCAACGGGAAGTGCATATAATATTGTGCAATATCTTCCAAGAACCACATATTATGGCGTAGAAGATTTTTATACGGGAGAATCTTTAGTTCCGTTTAGTGACTATACTAAAGTAAGTTGTGATAGCGTAGGCAATTATTTTAAATTTAATTTTAATATACTTCAAAAAAATAGATTTTATAGATTTGTTTATAAAGTAAATAATAATGGGTTAACAAAGTATTTTAAAACCGATGAGGTTTTTAGTGTAATATAATATGGCAAGAAATAGTTTAGGACAGTTTATAGTTCAAGAAAGTGGTAGTAGTGTTGTTAGTATTAAATGTGATGAATTATATATCACAAAAACTCAGTATGATCTTTTTTTATTAGATAATAAAGAATTTACAGAATTAACACCTACAATTGATAAAGATGCTTTAATTAATTCATTAACAAATGAAATTACCGGATTAAATAATCAAATTAACGTATTTAAAACAAATTTAACTCAAGAGCAAATAAATTCTAGAGGTGGGTGTAATGTAGGTATTACTAATGAACAAGTAGTAAAAGGAAGTATTAATAGACAAAAAATTACATTCGATACTGATTCAGGCATACCATATTATAATGCTATACAATCAAACGGATTGCCGGTATATAATTTATCAGAACAAGCAGCTATTTTATATGAAGGGGCTAATAGTAGAAGATTTTATACCTTAAGATCTACTATAAAATATAGATATAGATATATCGGGCAAAATCAAGCCACTAAAACTACTACACGTACTTTTATGAGATTTTTTAAAGATAATAGCGGAGGTAATGGTCAAACTATAGGTCCTGGAGTCGATAGGATAGATAATATTGCCGGTGTATATAATCCAGGAGATGTTACCAGGTTATATACGATAAATCTAGAAAAGAATGAAGAAGGATTAGGAGGAATAACGGATAGAATATTTGTAGGTTTAGCTAGCCCATTAGAAGACTTTGAAATGGTTATATACCCAGAATCAACATTTACAGTAATACCAGAATAACAAATGCTTATAGATAATTTACTTCAAACAGATAAACCAATTTACGACCCTGGATTTAATAATACTGATTTATTAATAGCAGGTCAAGTAAACACTAAAATACCTACTGCCTCAATTAGCAAATATGAAGTAAATATATATTCTTTTAATGGTATATTACTTGAAAGCTATATACAAAATAATCCAGTTCCATTTAGAGATACATCTGCAGGTAAATATTTAGATATTAACTTATCTACATATTTTGATCAAAGCAATTTAAATTCTGGTAAGTATTATTATATAGTTAATTCTTACAATCAAATAGGTTATAATGAATTAGTAGTTGAAGAAATTTCTGCAACGAGAACAGAAATTAGACTATTAAGAATAAGAGATAAGGAAAAATCTTTAAATTCTAAACCCTCAGTAGCCCTAGACATTAAACAAGAAATACCAACTGCTGCTCTTTTTGCTGTTACTAGTTCGACGCAAGATGTTGAAGAAACAAATACAATACGTACTGATTTTGATAAATATTTACTTTATAATTATAAAGATTCACGATTATCACAATTTAGAAACTTATTTTTAAATTTTGGACAAAACAGATTATTCAGAATCATTAATATTGAATTTGGTAAATCTCCGTCTTTTGAAGTATTAGTAAAACTATACGAGCCTCTACCAATTGATATTGATATTAAACAGCTTTGTCAACTTGATGAAGTTTATTTTAGTTATGGAGATGTAGCAGAATATATTCAAAATGTAGAAATTGTAGACCCTACAATACAAATTAAAGGGCCTAATTTTAATATTGATGTAGATTTATATAAAAATTCAACCACAGGATTTCAAACATGGAATGATTTATTAGATGTAAATTTATCTACATCACAACAAATTATTGATTCATATTTTGGAGAGTCATTACAAGGTATTAAGTTAAATATTGATTATAGTAAACCAGAGCAATTTGTATTTTATAGTTCTGCAGAAGAAAGATTTAATAACTTTTATTATAAGATACAGTTAATAGAAGATTATAATAAGCAATTAATTGCTCTTAACAATATTAATCAATCTATAAAATCTTCAAATATTATTGACGTTACTAAAAAGCGTAATAAAATAATTACAGGTTTTGATGATTTTGAAAAGTATTTATATTTTGGTACTGAATCTGGAAGTTTATATACATTTTATACCGGAAGTATAGCTACTTGGCCTAAAACAACTACGGGTAGTTTAAATTGGTTAGAAGCATATAACTATTGGGTCGATACTTATTCTACTGGTTCATTAAATACCAATATTGGATATAACTTACAAAGTACTACATCTACAATTGTAAAAACATACGCAGAAGATACAATAGCAATATTACGAGAATATGATAAAAATAATATCAGTTCTTTATTAAAAACAATACCGGCGAGTCTTACGTTAGACGAAAGTAACTCAGAATATTTTGTATTTGTAAATATGATAGGTCATCATTTTGATATTATCTATACATATATTAATCATTTAAGTTCAATACATTCTAGAGAAGAACATCCCTTAGATGGTATTAGTAAAAGTTTATTAACTGATGTTGCAGACTCTTTTGGATGGAAATTAGTTAATTCTAAAAAGAAAGATAGTCTTTGGAGATATGTAACTGGATTAAATTCTGATGGAAATTATCTTCAAACAGGAAGTTTAACTCCGACAATTTCTACGGAACAATATACCTTAGAAATTTGGAATCGTATTGTAAATAACTTACCTTACTTATTAAAAACAAAAGGAACAAAACGTTCTATTCAAGCTTTAATGTCTTGTTATGGAATTCCTTCTACTGTTATTAATATTAAAGAATTTGGAGGGCCTACAAAAAATAATATACAACCAGATTGGCAAATAGATAAGTTTATTTATTCTTTAGAATTTGGAAATAATACAGGGTCTATAACAATTCCATGGGATACATTAACAACGACAAATAGAACACCAGATACGGTTCAGTTTAGATTTAAACCAGACACTAGCGTTGCATTATATCCTCGTACATTATTAAGAACAAATAACTCTGGTAATCCATATTTTTATATAACATATGATCAGCCAAGTAGTTATAATTCTAAAGAAGGACAATTAACATATTATATACTTCAACCAGATTCTACATATGTAAGTGCATCTCTTAATAACATACCAATGTTTAATGGAGATTGGACGTCGGTTAGTATTCAACGAACTTATTTACCAACATCATCAACATCGTATATATCTGCATTTAAAACAAGAGTAGCTAGTAGTGGTGGGACATTAGAAGCAGAAAGTTGTTTAACATCTACAATAAGTAGTTTAATAACTTTAGATTCTACATCATCATTTACAATTGGTGCTGTTGTTAAGAATTATGATAACATAATTTATAATTCTTATAGCTCCGTAACCGGGTCTAATTTGTACTATAATCTAACCTCGAATATCATAATAGGGTCTGCTAGTTTTGGCACGTCTAATAAAGCATTTGATGGTAATTTAAATGAGTTTAGGTATTGGTCGTATTTATTAAATAATGATTCGATGGTTCAATATTCTAAGAATCCATTATTTTACGGAGGTAATGCAGATCAAGATGCTTATGATTATTTAAGTTTTAGATTACCATTATCTTATTTAATAACAACAACCGGAAGTTATCCATCAGTTCATCCTAACCAAAGTATTTCAAGTTTTATAAGTGCAGCTTCAGCAGCAACATTTAACGGATTTCAAGATGGAGATTTAGGAGGAGAAGATTATACAACATATGTAGTTACTCCTAGTTTAGGAAGCGATAATTTATATTCTACAAAAATAAGAGTAGTATCAAATTCTTTAACTAGTTCATTAAATCCAGAATATACTGCGGAAATTCCTACATCAGACCAAACACCAAAAGATACTAATGTAGTAGGTATTTATTTATCTCCACAAGACATGGTAGATTCTGATATTTACAATCAGTTAGGATATTTTGATATTGACGATTATGTTGGAGATCCAGCAGATCAAAACTTATCTTATTATACTGATTTAAGAACAGTACAATATCAGTATTGGAAAAAGTATAAAGATAAAAATAATATGCCGGAACTATTAAGACTTTTATCGGTATATGATTATTCTTTCTTTGATCAATTAAAGCAATTATTACCAGCTCGTGTATCTTTAGATAATAGCATTAAGATTAGACCGAATGTATTGGAGCGTAGTAAATTTACTATTTTAGACGATGTTGTTGCTACAACTCCTATGTATGATAAGACAATTAATGTTAATGATTATGTAATTCTTACGGGAGAATATCCAGTATATAGCGCAAACATCGATTACACAGAGCAATTAGAAAAAGCAGGATTATATAACTATAGTTCTAGTAAATATGTTACGGGTTCTGGAGTTGTTGATATGATGGTAAGGTTTGAACCTACAGGTACAATTGTATTACAAAATACATTATCATTAACAAGGCAAGTATTTTATCCTATATATTCAACGAAAGAAAGTGCAAGTTTTGGAAGATATAATTCAAGTAGTTATTATAGAGCTGCAGAGGCTCAAGATTATAATTATGCATTAAGTGCATTTAGAAGAAGATCATTTGAAGGAACAAAAATATCAGCTCCGGGATATGGAGTTAATAGTTCAGACTTACCTGATAATTCACCAATAATTTCTATAAAAATAGTTAAACCAGGTACAATAAGAAATAATCCTTCGATAATAACATCACCAATACCAAAACAAGGAGCGATAGTTACGCCAACCAATCCATCTGCAGGCACTAGAAATAATCCACTACCACCTGTTAAGGAAGCTCCGAAACAATTACCGACAGCAGGTCAAGTAACAAATACAAGAAATACGACATTGCCAAGGGGCGGGGGTTAATGATATATATTTAATATTGGATAAAAAATTAGTCTTAACATATAATTATTTAAAATAAGAAGATAACACATTATGGGATATTTAAATAATGCTAGCGTAACTGTAGACGCAATATTAACTACAAAAGGCCGTGAATTACTTTCGAAAGGAGGTAATACTAACGGTTTAGATATTAAATACTTTGCATTAGG